TCTTCGGTGTCATCTTCGGACGCGTATGTCATGGCTTGAACTCCAAAATGCTGAATGTTTTTTCCACTCGGTCGAAAAAGACCGCCAGCGCGGGACGGCACCCGCAGCCAGCGGCCTTGCAGACGGCCAGGTGCATTTTCGATGGCTTGAGGTACGCCATGAGCATGTGCCTGTTTTTGTCCATCAGTATCTCCAGACAGTGATCTCGACCACCCACAAACGCAGGATGAATTCATTGTCCTCGATGCCGACGGCGAACAGTGGCCAGCGACGCTTGAACCACTCCACATCGAATTGCCATCCGCGCTTCATGACTTCACCTTGTCCAGCTCAAGCCGGATGTAGTGAAGCACCTGGGCGCTCAGGCTGCGAGTGTTACGCTCGGCCTCGGCCTTGAGCTTGGCCATGATCTCGTCCGGCAGGCGGACGGTCACGTATTGGGTTTTGTTCTTGCTGGTCATTGTTCGCTCCTTACAGGGTTCATGTCTGCGTTGACATACCAATCTCGCAGACCCCAAGCGTCGTACAGCGCATGGTGAGGATTGCTGGAAACTGTGTCAACGCGCAAAACTTGCATCGTCAAAGGTGGTGTGTCGAGCCGCGTTCCTGGGCCAGTGATCAACACTTTGCAGAACCACATGATGTCTTCCGGCCAGTCGGCAATCAGACGAACCGATTCGAACTGACGCAGGAAGATTTCAAGCTGCTCTTGCAGACTTTCAAACGTGATCCACGGCTTTCCAAGTTTCGGCATCACGTTCTCAGCGATCCATGGCTCTGGGTTATCGCAGCCAAGCACCTCATAAAACGACTGGCCATCTTCTGCAACCAGCGCCAGCGAGATCAACTCTCCACCGTAGCCATTCCACTCTCCGTCGATGAAAATCCTCATGCCTCCTCCTTCGCGTCATCGACAGGCGCTGTCTGGCGCAAAGCGTGAACCACAGCTCGGAAAATGAAGTCCTTGGCCTGTTGCTCACGTGGCAGCATGTCAAATGGCACGATGCAATGATGGGTCTTGGCGTCTGGGTTTTTCTCTGGGCCATACACCCAGCCTTCGGCAACTTTCTGGGCCATCCAGCTTTCATGGCTGGCTTCAGGCCCGACATTGTTTTCGGTGTGCAACTTGACGCCAAGCATGGCGCTGTCTTTTTGCCACTGAGGTGCGTCCTCCCATGCTGGCTGGCTCATGTCACCAAGCGCTTGGCAATAGGCTCGGTTCACTTCATGGCAAACGCGTGCGATCTGTTCGTTGTTCATGCTGTCTCCTTTGCATCTTCAAACATATCTGCTGTTGCAGGGCCACCGGCCAGCTCGACCGGAATGCCACTGGTCAGCAGGCTCACCAGATCATCCTGGCCAGCCACCTCGATGTCGAAGCGCGTCTGCGCTGCGTGCCGGATGGCCTGGGCCTGGTTGCCTGCGCGGATCAGGCGGTGCTTGTTGGTCTCCACGTCGGTGACCAGGTAAATGCGTGTGCTCATGGTTGCTCCTCAAAATTTCCAGGTGGCTGCTTTGACTGCCCACATCTGTCCGGTCTGGATTTCTGTGATGGCAATGCTGGCCATGCGTGCGATCTCGCTGTTGGGCTGGTTGGTGCGCAGCTCGTGAATCTCGTTGATCAAGTCGGCGCACTTGCGTTTGATCGCTTCGACTGTTGGGTCTCCGCTTGGGTTGAATGTCAGGCCGACGGCCTTTTCTCCGAAAGTCAGTTGACGTTGTTCTTGCATGGTTGCTCCATTGGGGTTGTTGAATCAAAAAGGTCTGGTGGCCCTTCGAGAAGGACGTTTGTTTCGTCTTGCACCAGCTTGGCCAGTTGCGATACTTCTGGCGCGGTGGGGTAAATGGTCACGCTGCAGGTCAATGCGATCACGCCACCGTCACGTGGTGTGATGCTGAACTTCTTGATCTCAGCGCCGACAAATGTTTGGCTGCCGATCTCAACGGTGGCCGATGACACCAGGTTGCCGTACTGCACAGGCGTGAGCCAAAGATTGCGGACGATCAAGGCATTGGTATCACCTCTCCACAAGAAGGCCTCCAAGGCGTCGTCAAAGTACCCGCACAGCGCCCTGTCTATTCCTTTGATCTCCATCTTGATGTCCACGGCCAGAATCTTCTCGTCGTCTGGCCCTTCCTTGCGCACGTTCAGGTGCTTGATCGCTGCCGAGCCGGACACCTTGAATGGTGGCCGCTTTGGTTGTTGCTCTTCCATTTTTGTCTCCATCAGAAGGGAATATCATCATCCATGTCGTCAAAGCCGGAGCCATGCGACTGTGGTGCTGCTTGCGGTTTCGGCTGCGGCTTAGGCTGGCTGCTTGCCTGCTCACCACCGGACACAAACTCCAGATCGACCAGGCGTGCGACCATCTTGGTGGCCTGCGTGCCGTCGCCTTTGGTGAAAGTCTGGATGATCACATCCTCAAGGTATGCCACGATCTGGCCACCCTTCTTGATGTACGGTGCCAGCGACTCTGCGCGCTGGCCCCACAGCGAGGCATCGACCCACTGCGTCGGGCGCTTGCCGTCGTCGCCTTTTTTGCCGTATGTGAACGCCAGCGAGACGTTGGCCACCGCTGCCCCGCCTGGTGTGTATCGCACCTCGGCGTCTTTGCCGATGCGTGCCAGTCCGTTTGCTTTCATGCTTGCTCCTTCAGTTTGTAAACCCGAACAACCCGAGCGTGGGCTGATGGGTGGGTTGCTTGACAATATCCAATCGGTTCAAAGGCGTCACCCTTAAAAACCGCACCCCATGTGTTGGGGTGGTAATCGGCAGGCAGCTCCACACGCTCCCTGACCTCGTTGATGGTGACCTGGCCAGTGGCCTCCGCCACCTCGATGGCCACCGACCTGGCATGGGCAAGCCAGTCCTCGCGGCCCCGAGCAACAAGCGCCAGGCCAGCGTCACGCAAGTCGCGCCCGTTCATGCTTCCCTCGCTTTCAGCATGGCGTCTGCGTATTCGTATGCGCGTTTTGCAGCATGCTCTGGCGGGATGCTCGGGCAATGCCCCTGCATTGCCTCGGCTGCAAAGTAGTCGCGCAGGGTCATGCCAGTGACGTGTAGACCAAGCGTCTGCACCCCATGGTTGTGCAACGGAAAAGCTGGCCCACCTGTGTTTGTGTTGCTCATGATGCGTCCTTGTAAGACTGGATGAACTCGACCTCGCGCTCGATGTCTTCCAGAAACTTGACCACCTCGGTTTCCAGCTCCTTGATGGCCTTGTCGTCACGCACGACCCGGCGAATGACCATCTGCGCGTTTTCTGGAAAGTCTGGGTTGTATGAAACGAAGTCGCACCACTCGCGCTCGGCCACCCAAAGCTGACCTTGCACCTGCCAGCGGTAAGCCGTCGGGCACTTGCCTGCCTCCAAGCGCAAATACTCCAGGTGGGTTTTTGGCATTGGGCACTTGTATTCGGTCATGCCGTTTTTGCCGACCAGACCGTCAGGGCTGACACCGACCTGCATGGTGTCGTGCATGCAGAAGCCGATTTCCTCGACCAACTGTCCTGTGCTGGCTTCATACGCCAGCCTGGCCAAAGGCTCGCGCTCTGTGCCCTGCTCCATTGCAAATGTGGTCTTGAACTCTTCGCGCACCCCTGTGATGCGCTCCAAGGCCAAAGCCGTCAGGTAGGTGGCTCTGGTTGCCCCGCTACCCTTGGCCATGATGTCGCTAAACTTGGAGCCGGATGGCACGCCCACACGCGCCTGCTTCCACTCGTCGGTGCCTTGATCTGCTGTGATGACTCTCATTCTGCGGCTCCTTGTGTGTCGGCTGTTTTTGCGGCCTTCTTAAGAGCTGGGCCTTGGGCTTGCCAGAAGGCTGCCTTGTGGGCTGACTTGGGCAGGGCCATGAACGCATCGGACAAAGCCTTCTCGCCTTGCATGGCAGCCTCGCGCATGGCTTGCAGGGTCAGCTCTTCATATTCTGGGTAACCGTCCAGCTGCTTCGGTGTCTTTTTGCTGGTGGCCTGGCCATCGTCGTCCTCTGGTGCAATGCCACAGGCTGCCATCAGGCTGTAGCGGCGTGCATAGGTCAGGGCGCTGCCGTACCCCTGGGCATCGTGCTTGACCGCTGGCACGTGCAGCTTGCCTGCTGAAAACACCTCGCCAGATTCGTGGATGAAGAGGGTTTCTACCAAAACGCCAGATTCGCATTCGTGCGTCTGCTGCATCAGCATGATGCCGTTGTTGTTCAATCCATCGATGACCGCCTCTACGCAATCACCAAGGTCTGCATACTTGGCCTTGAGGTGTGGGTTGTTCTTGGTCTTCAGGGCTGGCCCGAATTCGCGCTGGGCTTTCACCAGGGCTGCTGCTATCTGCTTGATTTCCATCGTGTTTACCTTTCGTGGGTGGTTGTTGGTGAAACGAATCATAGCACAGTAAAAGATAAATTTATACAACCACGA